GCAAAGACTGACTCGAGGTTCATGCCCGCGGCTTGGGATCAACGAATATGACCTTGATGCCCTTAATTTTGGTGCCATCAGCGTTTGCAAATTGAGTGGTGTTTGTCTCCGACCACCGCATCTGCGCCTTCGTCCACCAAATTAGAGCAGTGGTATCGCCGCCCTGCGCTTTGTTAAACAAAGTTTTGGCAATTTGTGCCGATGCTTTAGCCTTGCCTACACCAAGCTCAGCCTTGTAATATTTTCTAAGCGTTTCATCGCTAATTCCAATAAGAGCGCAAATTTGATCGTGCGGCAGCCCCATCCCGGAAGATTGCTCGACCCGACGTTTAGAATCATCGGTCGGTTTATGTGCGATTTGTGGCATTTTCTTTTATTGCGCCAACCATGGACAAATAAACTTGCAAATAAAGTTTGTTCATATATAGTCTACGTATGGACACAAAACTAAGTAAATTGAAGACCGCGGCAATGAATAAAGATTGGCAAAAAGCCATTGCCATTGCTGCAAGATTCCCACGATTGGGCAATATACGGGCGCAAGTGCTTGACGCGCATATGGCGTATACAAACCCACGGTTTGCAGTGCAAATTGGCAAAAATATTGAATTGTGCATAGAAGCTGGCAAATCCGCTTTAGTGGACGCTTACGGTATCAAACAATGATTCATCGACTTCTACTTCTCCGCATCTGTTGGCGGCTTTTTTGCCATCGCCTTTGACAAAAACCAGTATATTTTGATGGGTTTTGCCTAGCTTGCGGCCTGCGCTAAATTGCCGCCCTGCCCTTATTGGCAATGAGCCAACCATGGTTACCAAAATTGCTTCATTGTAATAATGCAAACCGGCTTCGCGGAAAGCCTGAACAGTATCGCCCACAAAATCAATGTAATTGCCTTTTTTGTCCCGAACCTCGCCCACTACAAAGCAGGCAAAACTGTCAGGCTTAAGCCGGTCGCACGATTTTTTTATAATTTCAAAATATGCCGCCCGAAATTCAGCATATTGCATTGTGCTCAAATCTTTTGGATCATTGCTGTAAACCTCTAAATCAGCATATGGTGGGCAGCTAAACACCATGTCAGCGTCTACATCGGCGCACGTTTGATCAATGTTGCGACTATCCCCGGCTATCCACGCAGGCGGGTGCTCGTTATCCCCGCACAACTCGCCGCCCTGCACGCGGTTAGCTTCCACTTGTTCCGGGCGCAGCTCATGCCCGATATACTGCCGCCCTAGCTTGCTGGCAACAATGCCGCGCACCGATCCACCGGCAAACGGGTCAAGGATTAGCCCGCCAACAGGCGAAAACCAACGGTAAGCAATTTCGCATAACACAGGGTCAAAAATGCTTGTTCCGCTTTCGACAATTAAGCCAGTTTCTCTTTGCCCGTTTTTATAACCGGCAACCATATTACTGCCACCCGGCGCAGCCGTTGCTTTTGATTTTCCAGTTTTCATAATGCTATGCAGACCCTCTTGGTTCTGCATCATTAGCCCCCCCCCTCGGCCTTCTTCGCTTTTAATACCAAGCGCCAACCAGGTTTGTTTGCGATCCTGCCACCAGCCTTCGCGGGCATTTAAAACAGAAAAAGGAGGTATCATAAAACGGTCGGATAAATTACCTTTTAATTCGCCACTAATTTCATTATTGCCATCTAGCAACGCTTCAATTTCCTCGGTGCTAAAGCCCGTCAAGTCTAAGTCAAAGCCCATGTCCTTCAGGTCGGTGAGCTCCACCGCCAGCATCTCGTCATCCCAGCCCGCATTCAGCGCCAGCTTGTTGTCGGCAATAACGTAGGCTTTTTTCTGCGCGTCGGTCAGATGAGTGAGCCTGATGCTCGGAACGTCAGCAATCGCCAACTTTCGCGCCGCCATGACCCTGCCATGGCCGGCAATGATGCTGCCGGTCTCGTCGATCAGGACGGGATTGGTAAAGCCAAACTCTTTAATGCTGGCTGCAATCTGAGCAACCTGCGCTTCAGAGTGCGTTCGGCTGTTCCGGGCATAAGGAATCAGCGCATCGAGCTTTACCTGCTCAATATTCATTTTTTAGGATGACCGTGATAAACAAAAAAACTTTTAGTTCCGCCTATACCCTGTCCCGGAATAGTGTGCGCCGTATACATTGATGTTACTTTGACAGGTTCATATCCCAAACCTTTTAAATATTGCGCATGCTCTAATGCTTTTTTCTTAATTTCTCCAGTTTTAGCTTTTAATAAAGAAACGTTTGTCGAAGATGTTGTGTGGCTATATTCTGTTTTCCCGCCCGGATTAGAAGCAAACCTTCCTTTTTCGTCTCTTTGTTGATCAGACATTATTTCGTCTTTTTGTTTCTCTGGCTGATGCCCGCCGCCTTGCTTTTAGCGTCAGCTTTAGAACTCGCACCCCATTTTTGCAAACTCAGCAACAACCGCGTCGGCTCGCCGTTAGGCTTGCGCTCCGGTCCCGGCATATTGCCCATTCTTGCTAGAAAGCTGGCGCGTCTAGGATTGTCACCAGCCTTAACCGGTGGTTTGAGAGTGCCGCCTGTTTCAGCGTGATAGCTGGCGCGGCCTTTGGCGTTGAGACCGCCAGCCGGGTTTTTGCCTGCCTTCTTAGTCCAGGCGGCGCTCATTAGCTAGCCAGCAGCGGGACGGAATACCAAGTAGTGCCATCGTACGCAACCAACACGGTGCTGGTCAGACTTGCCAGCACGTAGTTAGAATCGACCGCAATAGCGTTGACCGCATCACCACTGCTCGGCCAAACTTTTAGCACAGCCGCGGCGTTGTTTTTAATTACACAGGTTGCGCCAGCGGATGCTACCGGCAGCAGAATGCCCTTAGTTGCGTCTGCGCCGCTTACCAGCGTAAAACCCGTAGCGATTTGCGTTGCATTTGCTTGTGTCGATCCAGCAGCGGCAACGGTCGCACTCGGCATTACAAAGCCACCCGTTGACGTTACCGTCGTGAACGAACCCGCAGCCTTAGTGGTAGCACCAATGACGGTGTTATCAACAGTGCCGCCGACAATCTCTTGATCTTTATATGCCACGCCTATTGCAATTGAATTTGCCATTTTATTTCCTTAGTTAAGCCGCTTCTTGGACAAAGCAAATGTCCTTCCACGACATGATCAAATACTTCACACCATCTTCGATATACTCTGAATACTTCAGGTATTCATCCTTGCCCATTGTGCCGAACCGCACAAGATCGCCTACTGCAACCGGCGTCGGTTCGATCTTACCTTTGGCGTTCCACCCGCCCGGCCCTACGGCCACGACGGTGCCCATGTTATCGTTCTCGGTCATCACGACTTCGATGATTGAGCTTTTAATACGCGGCAACGGCAAAACTACAATCTTGTCGGCGCGAGGTTGCAATCTCATGATTTTCTCGGCCTCCCGCGTTTCCTAGGTTCGTCCTGGTGCTTGTCCACAAATTTAACCGCCAGCGGTGCGTAAATGCTTTCCATCACCTCAGGCTCGGAATGTTCGCCGCACCATTCATTTTGATGCCGGTTTACAAACGTCGGATACCGCCTGCATTGCCCTAGCACGTGCCCTGCCGAATAAAATCGACAACTTTTGCATGTAGAATCTGAATCAGCCACTGCAATACCTCCCTATTGTGATGGTTAGAGAGCCCGACACCTTCCCGCGTCGGGCTTTCGTTTATTTGGGATAATTCTTGCTGCGGTCGTGCGTGTAGCAAATGCCAGCGGTCTTGCCGGTGTTGCACTGATTATCTTTGCCGACTGCGTCTGCTTTGCCCATCGCAACACCACCGCGCATTGATTCGTTGCGTTCGCCGCTTTTATCCGACGAAGTTGCCGCCGGGATTTTTGCACCATCGGTTCCGTACATTTTTTTCTCCTAGTTTAAAAACTTCAGTTTATAAAGTGTTTCGTTGATGAGATCCGCAATTTCGTCAACCAGGTTCTGCAATTCTGAATCCTGCGGCAGATGCTGTCTAGACTCCTGCACAAACGCTTGCAGCCCGCTGACGTAGGCAATGGGCTCATCCATAGGGACGTGATAATCGGACGAATAATCGGTAATCAGTCCGAACTTGCCCTGATAAGACTCGGCAAAACTGTCGGTGAGTTTGACGATTTCTTTGTAATAGTTTTTCAGCGCAGAGTGCGCAGAGAATGAATCCGTCCGCAGATGCAGGATATGCGCGTTTGTTCCGCTGTGGAAAAGCACCAGAACAAAGTCGGCAACGTCGCTCATGCGATCCTTAAAAAGTAACCGCGGCTACTTTAGGCGCTCCCGCTAACGCCGCACGCGGTTACACGGGATTGTGCGCGCTCGAAGGAGATACACGCCTGTCAAGATTAGTGCTTATAAGTCAAGGTGTCAATGCATTGCAATCATGGGTATATTTTTTACCATATTGCAATATATTGTTCAGGACAGGTCGACTACGCGCTGGATATACCTGCCCTTTGCGTTCTTGCGCCAGCCATGCACCTCAACCCGAATCCCGGCCTCGCGCACCCGGCCAATGGTTTCAGAATTAGTAACCTTTGCAACACGGTTCGCAACGCCCTCACTGGTGACCTGGACCGCGATCACCTCGCCGCGCTTGATTGCTAGCAGGTCTGCCCAACCCCACAGATCCTTGCGCGTCCGGGTGAAGCTGTTCCATTTTTCAACAACCTCAACCAAATACCCAAGATCGCGGAGAGCCTTCAAACTGCGCTGCGTTGGTGTCATGGTAATTCCTTAGTTATTTTGCGCCAATGCGCGCCAATGCGCGCCAATGCGCGCCATCTTAACATTAGCGCACATCGCCGCAGCCGGTGCGCCAATGCGCCGAAGCGCGGCGGGGGGGTATGGGGGGAGGAGCGCGGCGCACTTTTTGGCCTATTTGGCGCACTTATGTTAGCGTTCACTAACATATCAATTACCCTCCTTATGGTCGTTTTCTTCCGGCATTGGCGCACTTCCGGCTACAAACACCTCACGCATTTTACGGTCTTTGGTGCGAAAAACCGACCTATATATCCGTCCCTCGGCCTGTAATTCGGCCAGCAGATCCATCAGGTCTGATGCCGATTTAACGCTTTTGGGAAAGCCTGCGCGCTTGCTTAAAAGATGCCAAACCGAGAAGCCGCCGGTATTGGAAGTGGTAACGGTTTCGCCTCTATTATTAAAATCCTGAAGCATAGAAACCAGTATGCCCTTTGCTGCATTATTGGCGCGCACGCGTTCGGCAGATACGAACTCAGCGGCAGCTGCGGCGCCAGCATCCGTAAATGTGCCGTCTTGAAGCGGCACGCCATCGTGCCAGCGCAGGCGCACCGGCTTTGCCCGCGGCCCTAGATTTGCCTTCTGGTGCTCAATGGTCATCAGGTTTTCGTCCTTTTCGACGTTGAGCGACAAGCGCGAGCGCACCGAGTTGTGCCAGGCAGTGGAACCGGAATAATCCTCTTTTCCAGCCTCACGACCAGAAATGGCTGAAACCTTGTTAACGTGGGCCAGAAGCAGAACAGCGCGATTAGGCCGGGCAATGCGCGAGCGCAGGGACCGGACGAACTGGCGCACGCGAGCGCGTTTGATCTCGTCGTCGTCAAAGGTGTCAGAAGCGTTATCGATTACCACCAGCCCGATATTGCGCTTGGCGACCAGATCGGACAGGGCGCCGAGTAGCTTGGTTTCTGTCACTCCGCGGGCGTCGCGGTGCAGCGCCGGGTCAATATCGGATGCGTCCAGGAGCAGCAGCTTGCCGTCCAGCTCGGCCGGATCCACGGACAGCGACTTACATAGACTATGGAAGCGTCGCAGAATGACCTGTGCGCCGTCCTCGCCGCTGAAGAACAGGACAGATGCGGCCACGGTATCCAGACCGCAGAACGGGCGCCCTAGCGCAACGTGGATGGCTAGGGACATGGCCACATAGGATTTACCGCTGCCGCCATGGCCGGCAAACAATGTCACTTCGTTGTGCGGGATCCAGCGGTCGACGAAATGCGCTATCGGCGTAAATGGGTCGGCAAAGGCATTAAAAGCCAATAATTGCTTTTCAAGGTCGGAAATTGTAACTTCCGGTTCTGGTGTTGCCGAGCTGGTGCCAGACATAGGGTTTTTCCATCCTGCCGCCTGTGCGCGGGAAAATAGGGTTTTAATCGTCACGCCGGCTGCCCGCTTGGTTGAAAAGGACAGCCACTTTGACCGCTGCACCTTGTGGTCAAACTTGCCCGACTGGCCAGACCATTCAACCCAAACCTGATACGCCAGGTCGCCCAGCCCGGTCGCGTGCAATGCCATGCCGGCCTCAATCCACTGGTGATAGTCCTCGGCATCGAGCACCGTCAAAGCGTCTGCGGCCTCGGCCAGCTGCACCGGCAGGGTGTAATTGCCTAGATTGGGAAAACTCGGCGCCGCCCCTGTGTCGGCTGGTTCCATGAGCATTCGTTCCAACCAGACGGGCGCCCGCGCCGGCGTGAACCCGGCCAGCAGATCAAGCCCGTCGTCCCAGGCATACCGGCGCCCCGAATGGTGGATGCTGGGTTCTGCCACGATATAGCCGTTGGCCTTAACGTCAATACCCGGCGCTAGCTTGCCACGACAGCGTTTTACAGCCTCGGCATCTATCCTGACCAGATAGTGCCACCCGTTCCCGCTGCGCTGTGTGGGAGTCTCCGGCAACGCCCCGTTAGCATGTATCAGCGCATCCCACGACAGATGCCCCATGTTGCGCGTGTCGACATCGAGCGCCACGCAACCTGCGTCACCCATAGCCAGCCCGATGTTGGCGGTAGGCCACTTGCTCCACCAGCCACGAATCGTCATCTCGTCACTGCTGGCCTCGGTCGCACCGTGAGCAGTCAGCGGATGCTTGCCCGGCGACCGGCAGTCGGTGTCGCCGCAGGTGCACACGCCTGCGCGGATGCTGTTAAGCGGCAGGACGCGAAAGCCGCGGAGCGCGTATTTCAGTGCGGCATCCAGTAGGACTTTAGGATGCAACTCAACTACGGGATCATTCTCTTTCATCGCGTAATCCTCGTCCGATACTCGCACCAGTCTCGAACGGTCCACATGCTGACATCGTAAAACGCAGCAATCACGCTATACGCCCTGCCGAACCTCTGCCGCTGGTGCCTAGCCTCCTGCACTACTGAAAATGGTATTTTTGTTTTGTGGTGCATTAGAATTTCCCCGCTAGAAGTTTGAATGCTGTTGCTGCCACTCTTGGCACTTGTCCGTTTCCAATGGCTTTAAGTCTGTCCACTCTAGCGGCCACCCCATTAGCCACTCTACCCACGTCGGGTTCAGGCGGCCAGTTTCTTGAGATTCCACGTTAAAGCACAGCTGATCCATCCGTGATTTCCCGTCCTTGCGTATCATCTGCTGCCCTTCCCCCTTGTAATCGTTCAGTCTTGGCGTCGGCCATTTGTTTGTCCTCGCCATGAAATTCAAATCGCCCGTTCCCGCCCTCTCCGCTGATCTCTCGCCGCCCCCACCGCCCGTTGTCGGTGTTGGGAATATCGGATGCCGCCCTCCTTCCATCCTCCGATAAATTGCGGGTAACGTGCAATCCAGCTTCCAATCCGACATCATTGGCGTGGCCCACAATCCAGATTCGTTCTCTGAGATGTGGCGCACCAACGTCTGCTGCTGATACGACACCCCATCGCGCATCAAACCCCAGCGCGGCCAAATCTCCAAGCACTGTTCCAAGTCCGCGAGAAGTGAGCATTGGGCTGTTTTCCACGAACGCGTAACGTGGTCGTACTTCCCCAATAATCCTTGCCATTTCCGACCAGAGTCCTGATCGACTGCCGGAGATACCGGCGCCGTGTCCTGCTGCGCTGATGTCTTGACAGGGAAACCCGCCAGATACAACGTCAACAATTCCTCGCCACGGCCTTCCGTCAAAAGTGCGAACGTCATCCCAAATCGGGAAAGCCGGGAGAAGGCCGTCATTCTGTCTTGCGACAAGTACGCTTGCTGGGTAGGGTTCCCATTCGACTGCACAAACGGTTCGCCATCCGAGCAGCTTTCCCCCGAGTATGCCTCCACCAGCGCCCGCGAAAAGAGCCAGCTCATTCACGCCGTCGCCAATGTTTCTCCGACCGCAGCCAGAGCTTCTTTCAAATGATTTAATTGTGTGCGACCAATATTTGGGATCCTCAAAATCTCGTTTTCGCTGTAGGCGCAAATGTCGGCAATGGTATACAAATCCTCGGACAACAGGGCGTAGTGCAGCCGCGTTGATAGCTTCAGAGTTCGCATGTCGCTGTTGTTTCGTCGCTCGTTGAGCGCAGCTATGTCCATTCGTTTTTGTCTTTCACTCATCATAAATTCCGCACATTGCCACGCGCTGTTTGCGACATCGGCATAGTGTGGTGATGAGTTTGATGTGCGCTGCAAAAGTGCAGCCATCGCCGCCAGCGCGAACTGGTCTTTGAGATCAAGCATAGAGCGCCTGGTCAATTGTGAGCTCGCCTTTTGTCAGCGAGAAAATGCGCCAGGCATTGACCTCCGGAATGACCGCTTTCCACGCGGTGACAGCCTGCGTGCTCAGTTTTAGCGCCTCGGCAACCGCCCGAACGCCCCCATAATACGCAATAACGTCTGATTTAAGCATTGCTAACCCTTTGATTTAGTTAAACATTAAAATACTTGCAAATAACTGTTGCAAATTGATACGGCCTGATTATAATCACTTCCATACCGAGTTGCAAACAAACATTTACAAGGAGAAACAAAATGAGCAAAGCAGAAATGAAAAAAGAATTTGAAGCCTACTACGCAGAATTAAAAGCAGAGGCAAAAGCAGACGGTTACAAAGTAAACAAAGCGTTTGAATGGGAAAGTTTTCAAGAACACTTGGCTACTCTGGACTGATTCCCCTGACCCTGCCCACGCGGGGTTTCCGGAATACGCAGCCAGAGCGAGTCTGGCAACAAAACGGAGTCAGAAATGAAAATCAAAATCACAGAAGCAAACCGCCTCAAAATCCACGCCCTTTTGGAAAAAATTAACGGCAAGTCGATCGCACATACCGCCAGCGCACAAAACATTTTTGATCTTGCTGAGGTCATGGAAGTGCGGCTCAACAAATTCAGCATCGCCAAAAAAGACCGCAGCGGTGCAACCGCCTGCGGCATGTCCGGCGGCAATGTGCCGACCGCTTACAAATACAACAGGATCGTAAACAGCTATCACATTGAGCGCGGATCGGCTGATTGGTTTTTGATTGCTGTAAACAAATTTCAAAACTGGGGCAACGCAAGCAAAGATCAATTAAGCTTGACCCCTGCACAACGCGACATTGCAGTTAGCAAATTTACGGCCCAGTTTTCGGTGCAAGCGGTCGCCCCGTTAGCGGTGGCAGCATGACCGCCCCCGAACGCTGCAACTGCGGGAGCGAGGACTGCCCCCGTTGCTACCCGCTAAGCCGCAAGCAAGCAGAAGTCACCGAGCGCGACCGCGCCGACGCGCTTACCGACATAGTTGAAGAAGTTATGGACTACGGCCGTTTCCCGCGCAGCGGCCGGGCGCAGGTAGACCTCTACGAGTTCGTTGCCGAGCACTTGGATACCAGTTTCGCATTTGAGCTGGTGGTCGCAGTATTGAGCACTGACAAAAACACACTGCAAGCACGCGTCGGCCGCCTTTACGATCAGGTGCAGGAAATGCTCAAGAAGCACTATATCGACACCGACCTTGTAGAAGAACTGGCGCAAGAAATCGCAGACGCGAGCGAAGAATGAACTTTCTCGAAATCACCGGCGCCGCCGCGTGCGCCGCAGCAACACTAGCGGCATTTTGGGTATTTATCGTTTTGTTGTTCAGTATTTAATCGGAGGATTTATGGCTATAAATTTACAGGCAATATCCCGCAATACCACACTAGCGCCTCCCCGCATCATGGTCTACGGCCCTCATGGGCTGGGCAAGACCACGTTCGGCGCCAGCGCCCCTAACCCGATCTTCATCCTGACCGAAGACGGGCTTGGGCGCCTTGAGGTTGACCACTTCCCGGTCGCCAAGTCTTACAAAGATGTGCAGGAGGCACTGGCATCTCTCAAGGGAGAGCACGACTTCCAGACCGTCGTGATTGACTCGCTAGACTGGCTGGACAATCTGATATGGGAGCAAATCAACAGCCAATACGAGGCAAAAGACCTTGCATACGGCAAGGGAGCCGTGATTGCCGCGGATCTCTGGCGCAAAGTGCTGGAGGATCTGACCGCCTTGCGTGCTAAAGGTATGGCTAGCATCTTACTTGCACACTGCGAGATCAAGCGTTTCGACAGCCCTGAGGTTGAACCTTACGAAAGGTATCAACCCAAGCTGCAAGCGCGCAGCAGCGCCCTGGTGCAGGAATGGTGCGATATTGTGGGCTTCGCCAATTACAAGACGATCGTCAAATCGTCAGACGTAGGCTTCAACAACAAAGTCAGCCGCGGCATATCGACCGGCGAACGCTTGTTATATACGTCGGAGAAGCCGGCCTACCTTGCTAAGAACCGCTACAGCTTGCCCGATTCACTGCCGCTTGACTGGTCACAATTGGCAGACGCAATGATGACCACCGCAGCACCCGCAGTAAAAAAAACCCAACCTAAAGGAAAATAATCATGGCCTCTTTAAATTTTGACGCTTCAGCAGTAGAACCGCAACAGTCATTCGACGCCCTGCCGCCGGGACGTTACGAAGTCATCATTACGGATTCGGAGATGAAAGACACCAAAGCCGGAACCGGCCAGTATTTGCAGCTGACCTTCTCCGTCATTGATGGCCAGCACGACGGGCGCAAGCTCTGGTCTAGGCTTAACCTGGTCAACCCCAACGCAACCGCGGTGGGCATTGCCGAGCGCGAGCTGTCGGCCATCTGTCACTGCGTCGGCATCATCACGCCGGCCGACTCCGAGGAGCTGCACGACCGCCCCCTCATCGTCGATGTGATTCAGGAGCTCAACCCGATGTCCGGGCAGCAGACCAATCGGATCAAGGGTTACGCACAGGCAGACGGATCGCCTGCGGCAAGCAAACCGGCGCCGAAAGCCAAACCTGCCGCACCGGCAGGCTTTGCGACCGGCAAGGTAGCATCAGCCGCACCCTGGGCAGCTCGCAAGTAAGTTAACCCGCTGGGGCGGCAACGCCCCGGCGTCATCGGAGGATGTATGGAACTGCCAGAACCGCAAAACAGCACCAGAACCGCTATTTTTAAGCATTACGAGCAGGCTGCCGACCGGCATGGACGCCCGCATCTTGGCGCCAGCGAGATAGGCCACGAGTGCGACCGCTACCTGTGGCTTAGTTTCAGATGGGCAAAACCGGCCGACTTTGACGGCAGGATGCTGCGCCTGTTTGACTCAGGCAACCACCAGGAACCGCGCCTGATTGCCGACCTGCGCGCGATAGGCGTCGAAGTGTGGGACAAGGATCAGGACGGCAAACAGTGGCGCTACAAAGCCGCTGGCGGGCATTTTGCTGGCAGTCTTGATGGCGTCGGGCTGGGCTTGCCGGAGGCGCCAAAGACGCCGCATTTGCTGGAATTTAAGACCGCAAACGGCAAGTCTTTTTCAGCCATGACAAAAAAAGGCGTAAAGGAATCCAAGCCGCAGCACTGGTTACAGATGCAAGTCTATATGGGCTGGGCTAGTCTGACTAGAGCCATGTATCTGATGGTCAACAAGGACACGGACGAGATCCACGCCGAACGCATTGAATTCAACCAGGACGCATTCGACCAGGCAATCCAGCGTGCAGAGCGCGTCATCACAAGTCCCGAACCGGCCGTCACGATTGCTGACAGCGCAGCCGGGTTTACCTGCAAATTCTGCCGGTTTAAGGAACAATGCTACGGCACAGAAGCGCCCGCGGTGAGCTGCCGCACCTGCGCCCACAGCACGCCGGAGATGGATGGGGACGGCCGCTGGTCATGCGCGCAGGGTAAACCCGACATGGACGTAGCCGCCCAGCGCGCCGGCTGCGGTGAACACCGGCACATCCCAACCTTGCTAGGCAGGTTTGCCGAGTTAATGGACGCCAGCGCCAATAACCTGCTGACCTACCGCCACAAACTGACCGGCTTGGAATTCCAACAGCCGGTTTATACATCGCAAGACATAACCAACCTGGCCGACAAAACTATGCTGGGGGACGCCGGGCTGACTGCCATCAAAACTGAATTTGACTGCAACATAAAAGCCCCGGCAGCTGACCCATTTGCCGACATGATAGACGATCTGCCGTGGGAGAAAGCCGCTACAGCTAAACGTGCCAAAAAGGTGACGAAATGAGAATCCAAACAGCGATTATATCGACTAAGGAGTTGCAACAAGCATTGGGGGATTTCTGCGCCGACAACGGTGGCATTCCCGACACAGTCATCATTCAGAGCTATAGCTCGCAAATTGTAGTCAGCTTACGACCAGGCGGCATGATAACCGCCGACGAAATCAACCATTCTGTTACAGGAGCCGAAAAATGACAAAGATATTATGGGTTGTTGAGGTTTTGTACAAAGGATGCTGGTATCCATGTGTCAATCCTAAATTAAGCCGTGAGAGTGGCCGCACAGCTTTGCAGATCTGGCGCCAGAGTGGATCTCTGGATAAATATAGACTGGTTCAATACGGGAGAATTGAAAAATGAAAACAGATTCACCGGAAGAACAGGACAACGACAACTGCCCGCTGTGCGGCAACGACACGCTAGATATTGGCTACGGGTTAGCCGGAGGCGGGATCGGCGTTTACTATTTTTGCAAAACGGATGGGTGCAGCTATTTTCACAAAACCAGAGATGGAGCCGAAAAATGAGCAGCAACGCGTTTAACCAATTAGACCGCGAATATACCGAGCGCGAGGATTACTTGGCCAACCGCGCAGAGGAGCGCAAAACGGTAATAAATTCCTGTCCATTCTGCGGGCACGATGACGTTGAGGTTGACGAGATCGAGATCGGCATCATTGCGATCTGCTGCCCCGAGTGCATGACGATTGGACCGCACCAGGACGGCGCCCAGTCTGTCGAACTGGCAATCGAGAAATGGAACCGCAGAAAATGACGCTGACGCAGTTTAAGGTGGTCTTGGAAAAATTCATGCTTGCACGCAGCCGTTACATGAACTCGCCAACCAGCGCGACAGCAAAAAAGTGGAAAGCTGCCGATCTGGAACTGGCGCTGGCCTACAACAAATACATGGAGACACGGAAATGATTCAGACAAACGAAGAGAAAGTGAAAGCCGCTATCGCCTACCTGCGTAGCCGGGACAAATATCTGCTGGACGGTTGCAAGTGGGTTCCGACCCCGGCAGAAAAGACTGATGTTCGCCAGACGATGCAGCAGTATCGGGAGGCGATGAAATGAAATTCGTCGATGTTGTGATGTTTGTTGCATTTTGCACCTCGCTTGCGTTCCTGTGGGGCGTGGTCGATGGGACGATACAGATGGCAACTGTTAAGCAATCCTTAACTGTTGGGTGCGGGAAATGAAAGAGCGTATCCAAATACTTGCTGAACAAGAGCGATTAACGGAAGCCGCAGTCCAACTCGCCATTGCGCGGGATGAGATTGTAGACCTTACTGAAGCCCTAACTAACAAGTATGCACTTGAAGCGGAGATGCAGGTCATGAGCGACAAGCTCACCTGCGCTTTGCTTGATGCAAAAGAAAATATGGAAATAGCCAATGAGTTTAAACGCTTGATGGAAGAGTATCGCCAGCGCGAGGCAGTGGCATACATAGCCTTGAGAGAAGCCGCAGGGTTGTTGTCCACGACGCCAAAGTTTTCGTGTGAGCATCCAGAATACATTATGGAATACTTGCTAAACGCACCACGGGAGAAGAAATGACAGATAAAGTAATGGTTGGAGTTACAGAGTATGGGGAAGGCATGGATGTAAAACTTGGGTATGACAAGGGCAGACCTGTGATTATTGCGTTCAACGAGGGTGGTTACGCCAGCACGTTTGTTGATTTAATTCAGTTGTTGTACTGGGTGCGTAAAAAGATGCCTGAGTTGCAAAAGGAGGACGCGATGACTAAAACGGCAGCAAATAAAGGCATACGAAATAAGATAAGCAAACGCGAAATGGAAATACTGGTTGAGTATCTGCTAGCGAATGTTGGTCAAAAGGATTTGGATCGTGTTTTAACTATTGTAAACGAACTGCGGGAGATGGACGCTAAAGAGCAATCAGGGCATAAAGAACCTGCGCCCTGACCGGGGCGGCAAGCATTGCACATGACACCAAGTCGGTGTGGCCGCACCGTCCTCTAGCCACAGTTCTAGCTGCTCCAACAGCCCTATATTTTGCCTGCAGAACGCGTCCAGGAGCCCGTCGTTGTCCTCAATATCGACAGCCTGCCCGGTCATATGCCTGGAGCGTGTAGCGCCGCCAGCAGCGTGGTTTACAGCCGCAGGACGCCATCCTGACCGCAAGCCCCGATCCTCGCCAAACGCTGCAATTAGCTGATTAGCCCGCCCGCAGATAATTTCTGCGTTTGCGCGGATCTCGTCGGTTAGTTCCGACTCATGCCCGGCTAGGTGCTGGCCTAGATACTCGTCTACGGTAATCATTTTTGCGGAGGAATAACGCCCTTAATGCGTTCAACTGATCTCATAGCGCCCAACCCTAACATGCCCATCATCACTTGTAGCGTTAAGTCGGTGTCTATGACTGGGAAGTCGCCAGCATAGCCAAACCAGACTTTGGCCGCGAACCGGGCAAACGGCTCGACCAGGGCGGCGTATGCCAGCCCCGCGCCGCACACCCAACCAATCGCCGGACGCCAGCCCGCAACCCACCAGTTAGTGCTTTTGGCTTCCTCAATGTTGGTCTGGATTTGCAGTTTCGCCAGATCAGTCTCTGCCGCAAGCTGAGCCAGCTCCCCGGCCTGTTGCATCTTGAGCAGCTCAAGCTGCGCCGCCGCTTTAGCCGCGGGATCCGGGAACAGCCGGTCTATCAAACCCTTGCCCAGGTCAAATAGTCCTGACAACAGCAGCGGATTCATCTGTCTGCTTTAGCTTCCAGTTTCTCAAAGATTTTTGCGAGCATCGCTTTTATGTCGCGGATGTCCTCGCGGTAGTCAGCCCGCAGAACGTAGTCTTTGGGCAATTCCTCGCGCAACGAAGCAAGATCGGTTTTTAGCTCTTTGACCGCAGCCCACAACTCACGCGCAAACCAGCCCAAGACCGTAAAGCCGCCAGCGAGTAGACCGTTTATCAGGTGCTGGTTTTCCATTACGATTTCTGGATGTAAGCCAGCGCCCAGTACGGCGGCAGGTTTGCGTTCGTGCCGCTAACTCCGGTCGAAGCGTTTGCAACTGTAATGCCGGTTACCTGCGACCCTGAATTTGTATTAGTGCCGGATGCTGGCCGTGTATTAGACCCACCCTGACCGGTTGCGGAGTCTGCAAATGGAACTGTGTGCAAATGTCCGGGATCGGTAACGGTTGCAGTATGCGTGTGCGTTACCGTAATCGCATCAGCCGAGCCGCCGTTGCCGCCAACTGAATAAGTGCTGCCAGCGCCAACAATAAACCTGTTCCGCAGATCCGGCGTGCCGTTCGTGCCATCGCACAGATACCAGCCAGACGGGACCGAGCCAATCGCGCCAGACCAGATAATAATACCGCCCGCAGGGAAAGTCGTGCCGCTGGCAGGAGCCGTTCCTATAATCCCGTACAGGTTGTCGTACGACTGAATTGTCACGCCACCGGAGTCTTTAAGAACAAACTTATAGTTGTAACCGTAGGTCAGCCAGATTTCATTCTGCGGTCGGCCATCAGTGCCCAACACGATAGGATTAGTGTTAGCAGTCGTGCCGTTAACGTCCGTATAGGTTGCAAGCGGCGTGCTGGAGCCAGCCTGGTAGGTATAGATCAAACCGCCGTTAAGCGGCAGCCCGGTTGTGGTTAGGAACTGAAAGCCGTTGCCGATCGGGGAGAGGTTGACTGACATTTTTAATCCTTAGTTGACCATATCTTTTATAGGGGTGGCGTATTCTTGAACTTTCTTTTTTATTGCTCTTTCTTTTATTAGCCTATGGCCTTGCTTTGCAATACTAACAATAGGAATAGGGATTCCTGTTAATGCAAACTGTGCGCCAGCCTCAGTCATTGCACCCAATACAGAAGCCGTTCCGCTTGTGTTTACAGCGCCCGCGGGAACAGTTAAAACATCCCTAGCCACATCATTAAGCGTGCGGTATCTGTTTGCTTGTTCTTTGCCAAAAATAAAATCTAACTTTCCAGACTTGTCGAGTTTTTTAATTATTTTATTTAATTTGTCGGCAGATACATAAGGTTTGCCGCGCTCGTCAAGAGCAATTCCTTTGGAAGATTCTTCCATAATTTTGTCAGCTAGTTGCCCGCGCAATTCTTTAATTAACTGCTGCCCTTCAGGACCAGCCTTCTCTAGCGTAGAAAAGATAGCCTTTGTGTCCGCTAGAGTTCCTTTAGCAGTCATATGCTCAACCATATTTTCTAACGCTACAGCCCTGTCTGTTGTGCCTTTTTTCAAACGAGTTATATCGCGCACAGCGGATTGATTTTCAAACTCGCTCATAAAATTAGAATGATTAGCGCGGGCTTTTTTGTATAATTCGCCGCCAGCATTCTCTGTAGCTTTGTCTATAGCGTCCTTCATCTTTTTGCCGTGATAAAGGTTTCCCTTCTGCGTGGGATCTGTTTCGTCGATTATTAATTGACGAATGTCCTCTAAAGAACCAAGACTGATTTTCCCTGATTTTGATGGGTCATTAGCTTTTAATTCTTCTTCAACTATTGCAAGTATAGGATTAGATGCTTTGCGTGTAGGTCTGTTTTCTGTAACTTTATTGAGGTAATTAAGCACAGGCTGATAAGATACAGGGGCAGCAAGTTCTCCTGCGGCTTCTGCTTTTGCGTAATCTGCTTTCACTTCAGATTTGCGCTCTGCTTTGCGTTTTTCAACTACGCTAAGTGCTTGCTGTCCAATCTGTTCTGCTGCCACGCCTTGCTGTGTTGCCCCTGTAGATTCTGTTTCTGCTTGCAGGTTTCTTTGCAACCGTGAATTTATTTCTGTGTACGCTTCGCGCAGCGGTGCGCCAAACGTCGGATTTTTTGCCATCTCACGCGCATATTGCACATCTTCATGTTTGCGGCTGATTATGTCTTTGGTCAGATCAATGGGCACAAGCAATTGATGCGCTCTTTCTTGCCTTAATATACCTTCCTCTACAGATGCAGCCCCCAATCCCGGCATTATCGGAATCTCAGGTGTAACAGGAGCTTCTGCGGCTGGTTTAACCCCCTGCGCTTCAAGCCGTTTCTTTTCAAGTGCGGCTTGCATCTCTGGAAATGTCTGCGTGCCTCTAGGCGCAGGAGCTTCCCCGCGTTTTGCCTCAAACTGTTGACGTATAACGGTAGGCACATCAAGAGGTGCTATTTCAGACCCCGGCGCTACTTCTTTTGTAACGCCAGCAGGTTTGGCTTTGCCTTTAATCAATCCCAAAGCAAAAGGAGAGGCTTCTATCGCGCCCTTGACGATAGCGCCCGCGGCTGGTGACACATTAGCCACGGCGCTGCCAGATGCTTCTGCGAGCGGGCTTATAACGTATTCTCCTGGAATGCCCAAAACATTCATCGCGGCCTTGCCTCCAGCAGAAGACGGCTCGTAATTACCTAGTTTTTGTTTAACTTTTTCAACCCATTGAGCGCCTTGCCCTGTTGGTCCCGGCAGCAGCGAACCAGCAATTCCGGCATAGCCAGCGGCTATTTCTGCCGCAGTATTCTGAATCACTGCACGCGGAACCTCATAAAGGAAATCTGGCGTGCGAAGAACCTCTGGCGTGCGATTGCTATAATCTGTTTTAGCAACGGTTTGCCTTGCAATATTTGCGACATTGCTTTTAGGTTTTTCAGTCGTTAAATCTTCCGTCTTTACGGTTCCGGCAGCAGGCGTAGATTCCCACAGATCGGCAAGCGTTCCGACGGTAGATGCGGGCGCTTTGCCGCCCATCTCGCGGGTTATGCTATTAATATTTGACTGTGCCCTGCTAATTTCATCTTGCGTCGTTGCGCTAGCAAGTTTTGCACGTTCTTGCGCCAACTCTTGTGCAAGTAGTTTACTTCGAGCGTCATCCCTCGTTGATTGTTCTTGCGGCGTTACTCTTGGGAAATTAGCCGCCGGAACAGGCGTAGCAGGTGTTTCGCTCCAAAGCTCGGCAAGGGTTGACATTATTTTAATATTCCTAATGCGCGTGCCGCTTTGATTTTATCCGTCATTTCTTTGATTGCAGCCGGGGACATAGATTTTTTAAGTTTATCAACAGACTCCGGAGTCATCTCTTGAAACAGTCTAGGGTCTGCAACTCTGTCAAATTGCAATTTGCGTTTTTGATACTCTTGCGCGCTATTAGTAAACGGTTGCAAATAAGATTGTTTGGCCAGCTTCATCTTTTCAACGCCAATTAACTGGTCAACAATATTTTTGATTGATTCTTCGTTGAGTTTTTTATTTGGGTTTGCCGCTTCCGCAAGAGATCGAGCAGCATCAGTATTGCCACCGGCAAGAGCAAGAAGATTAGCATTTTTAGATAATTGCTCTGTTGCTGTTTGTTCAGCCATATACGCATCAATACCGACTATTCGCGCTATACCAGCGGCAAGTGCTTTGCGTTCGCCACCAACGCCGGTAAACGCTTCTGGAGCGTATTTCTTGATGTCTTGGAAAAGACCAATTCGCGCTTGCGCGGTCGATGCGTCGCTGACCGTCTGCACCCAATCAGGACCTGCAACGGTTCCGGCGGCGGTTAGCAGTGCTTGCGTTGCTGGGGCACTCCCAGTAACCATTCTGCCGGGAGGCGGCGCGTTTACTGGTATTGGCCCTTGTGGGCCTTTTAAATATTCGGTTCCTGGTTCCAGTCCTGTTCCATCTCCTGCAACTGCAATAAGTTTAGTAGCTGGACCCGCCTGCTGGATTGCCTGAGTTCCAGGTATTGTCGTTCCCGTTGTATATGGTCCGAATTCGTTAGTTGAGACAAACTGACTAACAGCGCCGGTAGAGGTCTGAACGCCAGACGGTTGCAACGCATTAATGCGGGAAGCATGGTCAACGGTCGTTAATAGCTTTTGTTTTAAAAATTGCCTGAATTCACCCGGCGTTTGAATAACTGTGCTCAAGTATGGAGCAATAGACAAATTCGCCTCATCAGACGGTATTTTTAATTCTTTTGCCTGCTGTCCTCCATAAGCAGTTACGATTTTTGCTAATTGTTCTTTATTGGCTTCAGCATATGCAGGATTACGCTCGGCTTCAATTACCATAGGATTATTAATTAGGCCGGTAAGTCTGCTGACAATACCGTTAGTTCTTTTTGTCGCTAAGTCAAATTCATCAGAACTTGTTTTTAGTTCCGCTGTTTTTGCGCCAGCTTCAGATGACCTAATTTCAAATGGTAGTTTAGATTCAGCGCTGGTTGTTGCAGCGGTTTGCTGGCGCAACTGCAACGGATTCATCTGCCGCGCTTGCTCAACAGTCTGCTGCGCCGCTTGCAACTGCAACGGATTCAACTGCTGCGCTTGCTGCAACGCCTGCGCTTGCGTTGCCATGTTCATCATCTCGCCCAGCGTCATGCCAGGCTGTGCGGCTATGTTTGATTTTGCTGGTGTGAAGTTAAAGTCGGCCATGATTGTTCCTTATCCCTCTATTGGAGGATTGTATCCGCTGCCGGGACCGCTTAATTGTTCTGGTTGATCAGAAATAGGATTAACCGCAGAACCTTTAGGAGCCAAATACCTATACAGCATATAAGCATTTCCAGCGCCTTGTAGAGCATTGCCATACGCCTGCGCTTGCCCAAGCGTTCCAGATGCTTGAGCGCCTGCCGCGCCTACACCTAGCTGCCCTATGGCATTTGTTGCATTCGTTCCGGCTTGATTGGTTTGCGTCTGCCCGGTCTGACCGATTCCGGCAATACTGGCCAGCGTGTTGTAAATGCCGGTGCGCTGCGACTGGTAATTATTAAATGCGTTCTGATAAGCGCCAGAGGCTATGTCCTGCGTTCTATTCTGCAATCCTTGCAAAGCATTGCCGCCAATCAGCCCGCCGCCCACGTTCGCTGCGGCATTGGCCGCCTGCTGGCCTTGCTGAAGCTGGAAATTATAGTTAGGCGCAAGCCCGGCTTGCAGATCTGCCGGGTTGAATTGATGCTGTAAATAACCGGTTCCCTCCTGCGTTCCTGTTGGCCTACCCTGCGAGTCATAAGTCGGCGTTGTGCCAGTTGTCATGCCGCCGATAAGGTTTAAAGCGTTATATCCAGACGCACGAGATGGAGCCTGCTGTTGCTGAATTAGCTCAAAATTGCGCTGTTGCTGGGCAGCCGCCGCCGCTGCTGCTTGCGCTTGTTGATTAGCTGCGTTTTTAGCTGCGTCTGCATTTATAAAACCGCTGATTAGTGATGCCCCGCCTACCGCTGCTGCGACCCATGTCATTTTAGTTTCCTTCCAAAATGTTGCTTAGTTTTAATTTGTTAGTCGCATCAAACAACGCAAGCTCGTCAGGCTCAACTAATTCGCTCTCGATATCGTCTAGATCGGTCTTGTCGGTCACATGAAACGTCACGCCTATGGAGTCCTCAACGGCGTATGTAACGCGCTTTGTGCCGGGTTGAGACTCGACTACATCACCCGCATTTAGCGTTCGCATACCGGTTTCTGACCATGCAAGGATCTGTCCTTTAGCGCACAAAAACAGATGCGCTTTCTTGTGCACCTTGCCCACAATCGTTGTGCCAGCCGGTCTAAATACTTTCCGGCAATACATGCCGCCAGCGAAATAATGCTCGGTCGGCAGATCGATCTGCGGCATTTTGACCATCTCTGCTTGCAAACGATTAATCTGCTCCAGACTCGGCGGCAGTTCGATTAGGTTCATGCGCTTACCTGCGTGACGGTAACAATGATTGAAGGAACAGCCGGAATAGATGGCGAAGTTTGCGCGGCATAGTATTGAATGGAAGTAGTAGCAATGCTCGTTGACCAGTAAAATTCTATGTAATCCGTTGCATTCAAGCTCAAAACATAATTAAGCGCAAATATAGTGTGACCGTTGTCCCCGCCATGCTTGGCTGGCACAGAAACCAAACTGGCGGTATTTGCTACGTTTGATCCGTTTTTCTGTATCCAAACATAAACGTCGGATACGGATGCCGCAGTATTTTCCAACTGGATGCTGAACTGAAAGTTATAAACGCCGGTAGCTTGGCAAATAATTTGAGACGTTACGCTGCCCAAATAAATACCGTTTGATAAATCTGTTGTGTTTAGCGTTATTGCAGTCGGCGTATTAGCTACCGCCGTTTGAGATACCGTATCCGAAAATGCGCCGTAAAATACAGTTCGACCCAAACCTAGCAAATAAAGCAACCATTCCCGCGTTGGCCTGTTGCTTGACGTATCAAGAAACGCGGAACGCGGGATGTTGATATTTGAGATGTTTGAAGCCATTAATTTTTGCCCTGACTGGCTTTCAAGTTTGCAGAAATAATTACGGCTTTGATCGGATCGGTTACGGTTACTTCAAACACCCGATCCCGCGTCTGCCCAAGTCTGCGCCAGATTGCGCGGTTCTTGTAAGAACCCGTTAGACCGATTGTTGTCCAGTGTTCGTTTGACCAAGTGCTGCCGCCATCGTCAGACCAGCGCAGCATTGCCTGCGGATCGTTTCCCTGCCCGGTAGAAAGCCCCACGCCGGGCTGGAACTGGATCTGCAATTCGTCAAAATACTGGCGCTGCAAGTCCGTCACAATGTGCGGAGCGCGTCTAAGGCGCTTAATTGGCTGCCCGTTGTCGGTGTAGTTGGTCTTGTCGAGCTTGTAGATGATGCCGTTTGCGTAGTCTCCGACCAGCACATGCCCTTGAAAGAGCGCAGCGCAGTTACCGCGGCAACGGTGATACTGGTTTAAGTTATCGTTATAAAGCCACTTGTGCCACATGGTCGTGGTTGCGTCATAGCACCAAGTCAGATCAATCGTCGGAAAGCTCACAACGTATATTTCATGGCCTTCTAACTGATAAGTCCACGCCACCGCATCCGTGATTGTTTGATCGACCAGCGTATTTTCTACCGCGTGCGTGCTGATGCGGTTTGGCACATAACCATTCATCATCACAATTTCAGCTTGACCTCGGATGTTTTTAGACACGTAAGCAAACGAATTGCCTACCCGCGCCATTGAGAAAGTTGCCGCTATTCCGTGTTGCGTCGAGGTTCCAGGTATTCGCTGGAACGCAAAAGGCACGCTGCCGGTATCGACCCAAACCTCCGAGCTATTCTCGCCCAGCAGATAGACTTCCCGATGATCGACGATCAGAGAAACCAGATTATCGGGAGCCCCGTCTTTGCTTGCAAAACTCAACGGCTGAGTAATCGGAGACAAAAGCCCGCTGGCAGCCCATTGCTGCGTATTTGGCCGGTTATAGACAAAATAGTTGTCCACAATGTCGACCACGTTGGCGCCCGTAAAGGCTCCGTCAGTCGATGGAATAATCGTGTAATTTAGCCCGTAGAGCGTTCCAGAGATAAACGTCTGCGAGTTGTTGATGGTATACGTCCCAACCCCACCAGTTCCCGTTCCTAGCGCCGTAATGATCGTGTTGGTAGTAACCCCCGCCCCGCGCACCGTCTGGCCAACATAGAGCGTTCCAGACGTTACCGCGGTCACGGTCAAAGTAGTTGTTGACATCGAGCCGGTCACCACCGCGCCCACCGTGGCAGAATTCATTAATTCACTTGCAATTGTCTGCGAATTGTTGACGGTATAAGTGCCGACCCCGCCCGTCCCGCTTACAAGCGCGGTAATTACGGTTTCAGCAGAAATTGACAAGCCAAACAACGCCTGGCTGATTGCTATTGTGCCGCTGGTCATTGCGGTGACGGTCAAAGTCGTGCCGGTAATTGACCCTGTGAAGACCGCCGCAGCCGGGCTGCTGATGCGCCAGGCATACCGGTAAGTTCCGTCGACAATATAGACATTCAGACCATTGTCCGTAATGCCGACAGATCCGGTGCTGGTGTTTAAAACCCCCACAATGGTCGGGACTAGGTTTGACGTTAAAGCATAAAGATAAGGACCGCCAACAGCGACGAGCTGCGCCCCGCCCGATACCGTTCGCATTCCTCGCACTTCCTGCGCGGTTTGCAATACAACTTGCGAAGTCAGACCCGGAGTCGGGTATAAAGCCACAACGCCGCGGTCACCGGGCTGCTTAAGCGGATCTATCTCAGGATAATAATTGATGCACTCTTGCGCGTCCTGATAGATTGAAGGCGCTTCGTAGCTAGGACCGACAAAGCCGAAGTCAGGCATTACCGGAAACCCCCGTACATAATCCAGCCAGCGTCTTTTTGTCTGCCTGTAATGATCGCGTCAGGATAGCTGGCAACCATCGGAGGCTTCATATTTGTGCGTTTTATGGTTGCTTTTGCTTGCGCTGCATAGGCTGTAATCATGCCGATCTGCGTCTGCGAGGCTTTCCCGTACATGGGCATCAGGCGCTCGGCCAAGCACCAGCGCAACGCCATGTTGTAGCCTTGCGGAAGCGCAAAAACGTCGTTCTGCGTCTGGTAGCTGCGAAAAATTGTATCCGTAAATATGTGCAGTTCGCCCTGTGCCGGAGCTGGCCAAACAAAGATATTGCCAAGAATCTCGGCAGGCTGGTAATAAATAGCTTTTGGCCACGGACCGCTTAGAGTTTTTAAACCGATCGAGTTGTATTGGTCAAAATTTAAAACAGCGACAGGATAATCAAGCCCGCCGCCAATTATCGGGTAACCACCGGAAGTCGTAGAAATGCGAACAAAGGCCGAGGTTAAAGTCAGCGGTCTCTGGTAATAAGCAGAAATCGTCGTGCTGGTCGCGGTTTGACTTGGCGTAATGGTATACGTTCCGACCTCGTTGACGTTGCCGCCAGCGCCGGTATTGAAGCCTACAATGGTCGTTCCGTCAGTGACTCCGGTTCCAGACAGCGTTTGACCGATAGCAATAGCGCCAGATCCAATGGCGGTGACGGTCAGCGTCGTGCCAGATATTGAGCCAGTAAAACTAGCGCCAATCTGCCCGCCCGGTCCGATTGTGTATTGAGTTTGATTCTGTGTAGTCGGGAAAATGATTTCGGTCTTGTAATAGACCATCATGTTTTCGTTTGACCACTGGTCAAGAATGTCGTTAAGCATGTCGAAAGCGTCTTGCGAGGCTTCAGGACTAGGCGTTTCGCCCGCCGCCAGCGCACCAATGTCTTTCAGTGCGCGGCTGATAATATCAATCGGCATTGTCATATTTAATCCTTGAACGGCTTAAATGCGTTTTTTATCCACGGCAGATCAACCTTTTCAACCGTCACGGCTTGTTCGTCTAGCCTGTCTGTGATCGCTTGAGCGCAGTCCTTGTCGATCCACGAAATAATGTCTTGTTGCGTAACGTCCTCAAGCGGCTTTGTCAATACCGGGTTCTTAAACGTCCAGTGGCCTTCGGTAGCAATATCCCCGGCGGCAACATGATAATGGGCAGACGTTATTAAATCGCCCTTTATCGTGATGCTCTTAATTTGCCAGTTGTACATTCCACGCCTTTTTAGCTTCATCCCACTGATAAATTTTACCGTCCACAGGCATCGGCACAGGCGCTTCCCACTGGCAAGACTGCTCGCTCAAAACCCACGACGGAAACGGTTGCGGAGCAATAAATGCGTCGCGACCTGAGTCGTAAGCGTAACCTATCCCTGCAAAGTTCTTTCGCATCTTGCCGTTGTAACTGGTCTGCTTCCAATCGCCGCCAAGCAGATGCTCGCAAAACGCAGCGCCGATAGATTCCATTTCAACGCCTTCAGCGGTTGCTGTGTCTGCGTTATCAACAACAATCACCTGCGTGACTAGGCCGTTTTCTACTCTAGCAAAATGTGCCATTAGAATGTAATGCTCCCAGACCCAGACCAGCTATAGACTCTGTAACCGCCAGCAACGGTAATTGTCGGAGAACCCGTTGTAGATGCTGCCGCAGTAAAAGAATCTGCGTAGCGGATTATCACAATGCCGGAGCCGCCAGTGCCGCCCGTTGTGGTTTGTGAACCACCGCCACCGCCGCCCGTATTGGCAGTCCCGTTTGATCCTGACGTTGTGCCACCGTTACCGCCGCCACCTGTGCCGCCGTTGCCGGGTGTCGTGCTAAACGTGTTTGCACCAGAACCACCCCCGCCAGCATACGTTACTGATGAGCCACTAATACTGGACGCAGTTCCAACGCCGCCAGCGCCGTTTACATTATTAGCGCCATTGCCGCCGACAGCGCTCGCGCCACCACCGCCGCCACCGGCATAGTTAGCCGTTCCGTATGCCGCCCCGCCGTTGTTACCTTGCCCGGCTGTGCCGTTGCCGCCCGTGTAATTAACGCCGCCAACAACAAGACCTTTGCCGCCACCGGAGCCGCCAGTGGTGGCCATATTTGCGTTAAAGTTTGCCGCACCGCCGCCGCCGCCATCGCCTTTTACGGATGTGATTGTGGAAAACACAGAATCGTTACCTTGCGATGCATCAGCACCCGCAGCACCGCCAGCCCCGCCCGCACCGACAGTTACTGTAATTGGCGTCCCTGATGCCACTGCAAACCCGGTGGCCGTTCTGAAACCACCAGCGCCGCCACCGCCGCCGCTAGACCCGCCGCCGCCACCACCACCGCCAGCAACGACAAGGTATTCAACAGCCGTTGGCGCAGTTGGAGCCGCCGTTCCGGCAAGAAAGAAGTTTTTAGCAGCAAACATTATGGTGTGTAACCTTGGGCGATTGAACCATACCAATTTGTGCCATCAGCAATGAATGTCAGAATATCCATCTTGCCAGCGGCGGCGGTAATCGTAGGCGCTCCAGCAGTTCCCCATTTAACTGATGTAAATGTTGCCGTTCCGTTGCCGGTAGCCGCCGCTTGTTTAAGCAAGAGCACAAAGGATTTACCTGCGGTTGCTGTGGGCATGGTAAACGCGCAGGCCGTGGATGCGGTTAAAGTAGCGGTCTGAACTGTGCCGGATGTAAGCGACAAAGTCGATGAACTTGTTACCGTTCCAATCGCGACCACAGATTCGACGTAATTGGTTACGGTCGGATTGTTAACGGTTGGGCTAGTATCCAGCACCATCTTGCCTGTGCCGGTGACCGCGTTTGTCAGCGTCACGCCGCCGTAGGTAATAGCGCCAGTTGCGCTCAGAGTAGTAAATGCTCCAGCCGCTGGCGTAGTGGCTCCCACTGTGCCGTTAAAAGCGCCCGCAAAACTTGTTGCAGTTAATATCCCGGTGCTAGGGTTAAAGCTCAGCTTTGTTGAGCTAGTGTTGTTGCCGGTAATTGTGCCAGTTGTTGCGCTGGTGAATAATGGATACCTGGTTGCGTTCGTTGTCGTGTCGTCTGTGACCGTAATTCCGGCAAACGGCGTAGTCCAGGTTGGAGCCCCGGCAGTTGCAGATGTAAGAACCTGACCCGTAGTTCCAGCCGCGGTAAATGCGTATGCAGTGCCAGTTCCGTAAGGAACAGCGCCTGCAACTGGTGTAGACGTTCCAGCAGTGCCGCCTAAATTG